ACCGGGTTTTTCCTTCTTAAGTCGCTCAAGAACCTCAGCAGGGTGAGAAATTGGAGCCTCATCAGGTTTCGTGTAGAATTTGGAGTTCTCATCACCGGGTGTGTATCCAGTCTTCGTGTCCATCATACCCTGTTTACGTTCCTGGAACATACGGGCAGCCTGAGCCTGGTTCTCCTTGTATCCAGACATGATTTCCTCTAACTTCTCGTTCGTGTAATGAACATCCTCAATCTTTGCAGAATCGGGGGGGATGAGAAGCCACTTATACATATCTACGACGTAGATATCAAACGTGGGATCCTCCTTTTGGAGGCGCTTGGCGTGATTGGCAGCCTCGTCACGGTTGGCAAACGCACCACGAATCTTGATACCAAATTTTTCATTCTTTTGGGGTGCATCTGGACCCACGATAGAGAGACACGCATAGATTTGACCGGGTACGGTGGTATAATCTTGTTCGAGAGACATTATATTTATACATAGGCTTAAAACTTTAAGCTACTATCTATAAAATGCACGAATACTGGGACAAACAACCCGTACCTCGCGAAGGTACGGAACCCGGTGAAATAGATGAATCTCGTGACGTCACAAAAAAAACAACAAAACTTCCAGAAGGACTTGCATGGTCTTCGTGTAATATGAAAGAATCCTGTGTTTTTTTGAGGGAATACTACGTCGTACACGGACAGTTTAAATTGGCATACACAGTTGAAGGTCTTAAATGGTCTATAGACGATAGTATTTGTATTCGAAAAGCTGACACGAAAGAGTTGGTGGGATACATAGCCAGTACACCTTTGGATGTGAACGTAGAAAGTAAGGAACATAAAATGACCCAAATTGATTACCTATGTGTACATCCGTCGTATCGCTCATCAAGACTCGCACCACTTCTCATCACTGAAATTAAGCGTCGAGCGAATAAGAGGGGTATTTGGCAGGCTATTTATACAGCCGTCACAAAGATTCCTACACCCATCACTAAATCATGTTATTGGCATAGGTTCTTAGATGTAAAACATCTCGTAAAGACTGGATTCCACCAAACGAATCGACTCCGTGAAAAGTTTTACGAGATTCGAGGTCCATGTAAACATGTATGGAGAAAGATGAACATAGAAGATGTACCAAAAGTAACTTCGATACTCAAAGAACACGTAAAAGAATCTAAGATAGCTCCTGTCATCACAGAAGACTATGTGAAACGACGGCTCGGGAACTATAAATCAAGTATATAGATTTTTCATAGTGGGCGATGTATTCAACGACGCTTTTCTCATAGCAAAGAATCTCGGGTATCACGTGTTTAACAGTGCAGAGGTGGGTGTGTGTACAGAAACTCTTGAAAAGTATAAATTCATCAAAGGAAATGGTTTTGTATACTATTATTTATGGAATTGGCACCTAAGTGAGGTACTCGAACCTAAAGAAATCAATCTAATTATTCCATAATGAGAATCGGTGGTACGGGAGGCGCGAACACCAATGCAAGTGGAAAACCCTTCGAGGATTGTTTCCGTCCCACAGGTAGACATATAATTGGCGACCGTACGTTTACGTACATTGACCAAGACCAATTCGTCGAGTTTATGAAAGACCTCAAAGATCCATATTGGGAACATAAAAAGAAGCCTGATGGAGCGTTCGTGAGTGATGACAAAAAAACACTATTCATCATTGAAGCAAAACATCAGATTGTGAGTGGCTCTGTGGATGAAAAGATTCGTGCGGGTCCATGTCTTCTCGAAGAATATAAGCAACTGTATCCCAGTATCGAAAATGTTCATATGATGTTTATTGTTAACGATTGGTGGTTTGGACGTCAGAAAAAATATGAAATTGCTATTAAGTTTAACGAAAAACATGGGATACCAGTGTTTTTCGCGAAACAAATGGGCTCAAAATGGAAAGTTCATATTCGAGATAAGAAGTGGACAATTTACCCAGCTTTTTATGATGTCGACGAAGATGCTATTTTTGAGTGGATGACGAGACAAGTACTTCAGTCGTCGTAGATTCTGGATTTTTACTGTTGATAGCTCTACGTGCTTTTACGTCTTTTATATTGTAATCTGAAAATGTATTTGTAACCATATCTACCTTAGCATTACTCATCACAAAATTAGCCCCAGATGTCTTAGTTAAATTGAATAAATCTTTGTGGTCCTCGATTCCGAATCCATCCTTTGTATATCCTACGAAGGATGTTTTTGTCTCCGGTGCATAGGGTGGGTCCACATACACAAAATCACCCTTTACTATTTCCTTAAATGCTTCACGAAAATCACACTGTCTAAAATGTACATCCTTGATGAGGTCGCTCACTTTTGAAAGTTCTTTTTTGGTAAGAATCGTAGGTGTTGTCTTATAATGACCGTACGGTACGTTAAATCCGTTGGGTCCTTCACGGTATACACCCCTGAAACAGGTTTTGTTTAAAAACATAAACATTGCCGAACGCTGGGGTGTTTCTTCCTTGTTTGAATTAAATTTCTTTCTCATCCAGTAATAATAATTTTCCTTCGATTGTTTGGCCTCTTTGAGAGTCTTTGGTTCGCGATTAACTTCGGTACCTAAACACTTGTCGTACTCGTTGAACATCTTCTGTAAATGTTTATGTACCACATCTGGTTGTGTCTGAATATTCTGATACAGGGCTATCAGTGACCCGTTAAGGTCGTATGCACACACTTTACCGTTCGCGAGACCTTTGGACAGGACCGACAGAAGAACACTTCCACCACCGACGAAGACTTCGTGATAATCGTCAATTTTTGTAGGAAAAGAACCTAAGACATCTTCAATAATTTGAGTTTTTCCACCGACCCATTTAATAAATGGTTTCATATTCTATATTGAAATTAAAGTTTTAAGCCCTTCTACATTCATGGAAGAGATTCGAAAAAACCACAATGACGCCAAGAGAAATCTAATACAAATGGTATCAAAAGAAGGAGAACATATTCTTGATGTGGGATGTGGGTTTGGTGGAGATCTTCAAAAATGGGCAAAGTGTGGGGTGAACATTAACATGTGTGATCCCGAACCATCGGCCCTCGTAGAAGCTCGTTCCCGCGCTAAAAATATGCACATGCGAGTCAATTTCTATGAGGGTGATATTCATAATTGCCCAAATAGAAAATTTGATGTTGTGTGTTTCAATTTTTCTTTACACTATATATTTGCAACGAAGAACTTGTTTTTTAGTTCAATACACGAAATAAGAAAACGGGTAAAACCGGGTGGTATTCTCATGGGTATCATCCCAGATTCTGAAAAAATAATTTTCAAAACACCGTTCATCGATGAAAGTGGTAATTTTTTTAAACTCAAAGACCATGGGAACGGTGGTTTTGGTGAAAAGTTATTTGTAAATCTGGTCGACACACCTTATTATGCGGATGGACCAAAATCAGAAGAATTGGGATTTAGTTTAGAACTTTGGGAGGGTCTCACCGGGAATCCCATATCGGAACTCTATAGTAAATTTATCTTTGTATATAAGAGATGAGAACACTCGCGCTATTATTGATAATCAATCTGATAGTTCTTTATTATACCAGGCAACCGAAGGAACTTATCGACGTTAAGGAAAAATATACCATCCTCAGGAAACATCTTCGTGAAACAAATAACGAAAAGTATCACATGCTTCACAGGACTATACCCCTCACGGGTATGAAACGAATGCAGGGTTCTGTGGGTTCCAATACAAACAAAGGCGGTGAAATAGTTGTGTGTCTAGATGGTAAACCGAATGAGATATTTCATGTTTTGATTCACGAATTGGCACATTGTACTGTGAGTGAATACTCACATTCCCCACAATTTTGGGAAAATTACATCGAACTTCGGGACATGTGTATTAATTTGGGTATTTATGAACAAATTCCCGAAAGAACCGAATTTTGTGGTCAGCACATTCAGGATAAATAATCTCAGTTTAGTTTAAATGAAGACGCCGGTAAACATTTTGATTACGGCCATCGCGTACTGGATACTCCTATACGTCGTAACACTCGTACCACTCATATCA